TGATGTACGAAACGGTCGAGATTACTCCCGTACGTTGCATTGGATTAAGGACCAAGGTGTTGAGCCGCGGCGTTATGACCCAGCACCGCATGATTGCGTTGCTATGGTCGATGTTGATTATTACATCAACATGCCACAGTTCCTAGCTGAGAATTTTCGCCCAATCTTTGTTTACACCTTCCAACCGTCAAATGTTGCCCGGACTGATGGAGAGTATAAGTATTGCTTCCACATAGATGGCTCCGTTGAGTACATCGTTTCTGGTGGGGCTACTTATAAGCATCATGTCTGGAATTATGACGGTGATAGTGTGAAAGCGAAGTCGTGGTGGAACTTCTGTGGATTCAAAATCTTGCGAGAGATCACCAGCTTCTCTCTTGAACGTCGTCAGGTGGACGATGACCACCAACTCATTTTGTTGGCCCCTTTGTGTCGTTACAAAGGTGTGGCCGCGTGGGTGGCGGACATTGTTCTTGACGGGAGGGAACTGGAAAGGCTCAATCCGGTAGAGGGTAAATTTACCAGGTTGATGACTAACGAGAGTGATGGGCTTTTTGTGCATACTGGCTTGGCCGGTAATTTTGTTGGCTGTTCCATGGCCACGACGGATGATGTTTCTTTGAACATTTCAAGTCGTGTGCCAAAGTTGGATTTGCAGCTGGCTCAAGTGCGCAGAATTCCGAGCTTGAAAGGTGAACCCACTGTTGCGTGGGAATATCATCGAGAAAAGCTAGGTGCCCAAGTACCCTCAATGGTCTCAACCGCTCAACCGCGCGTCAAGCACTACCAAATCGTGAAGGTGCTAGACGATTATGAGCCTGAGGCAAAACCAGCCATTGTAGCCTTTATGGACCCGTTGCTTGATGGAGCATTCGCGCCTGACTTATGTCAGGCTAACGATTCACGCTCTATCGAAACACGGGTTAACAAGGTGAAGGACTCCACAACACTGACGCCCTTCGTGTCCAAAGTAATCGCAGAATTTGTTTCTCTTTTCTGCGAAGGACATGAGCAACAGTTAAAACCTGTTGAGATCAGTGATGTGTTTGAGCGCCAAAGTACACCGCAACAGCGTCGCATATTAGCTGTTGCAGATATGACTACAACCCAAGACAGGAAAGTCGACTCATTTATGAAACGTGAGGCGTATCAAAACGTTACTGACCCGCGTAACATCAGCACCATCAATGGTGTTGATAAGCGGGACTATAGCACGTTCATGTACGCGTTAGCCGAGTACATAAAGAAGTTTGACTGGTACGCCTTTGGCAAATCACCCCTCGAGTTAGCTCGTCGGGTTGCTGAAGTTTGTGAGTTGAGCGAAAACGGTGCTGGTAATACTGATTTCAGCCGCATGGATGGACGTGTTGGAGAGGTTCCTCGAACTCTTGAACGCCAAATCTGTATGCGGCTGTTTCATTCAGATTATCACCCTGAATTGCTCGAATTGCTGCGTTCCCAGACTGGTTTACGTGGTCGTACGCGTTTTGGTGTGACATATGAATCGGGAGATTCGCGACTCTCAGGAAGTCCTGAGACGTCGGCATTCAACACATTGTTGAGTGCCTTTACAGCGTATCTCACGTTTCGTCGCACCAAAACAAATGGACGATTTTTCACGCCGAGAGAGGCGTGGGTTCGTCTTGGAGTGTACGGTGGAGATGATGGTTTAACCGCTGATTTCGATGCTGGAATCTACACGACATCAGCCACGATGGTCGGCCAAGTACTTACGTGCGAGGTCATACCGCGTGGTCGCACTGGTATCAAATTCCTCGCCAGGCTTTATGGGCCCGAAGTTTGGTTTGGAAATTGTAATTCAATGTGCGACTTACCTAGGACTATGAGCAAGTTCCACACTACGGTGACGCTACCCGCTACAGTGCGGGATGTTGATAAACTCATCGACAAGACCTATGCCTTGTCGTTGACGGATGCCAACACACCCCTAGTTGGACCTTATGCCAAACAGGTGCTAAAGCACAAACCTAAGAAATTTGTGTTTAAGAAC